TTCTAAATCATGACTTAGTTCAATTTTGAGGAACTAATGTCCGCCGCAACCGCCGCTACCGCAGCCACAACCGCCGCCGCCACTGCCACAGCCACAACTGCCACTACCACAACCACCGGCGCTGGCAAACATCGGGTTGTTGATTACGAACCCAACCTGTCCGCCGAAGTTCTCCACAAAATCTATGGTAGCTTCCTCAAGAAATGGAACGCTGTCAGCGTCCATCAACAGGTTGACTCCGTCCAGAGTCAGGACCGTATCGTCGGCCTGGGTCTCCTTTTCCATGGTCAACATGTACTGGACACCACCGGATTCTGCAGGCATTGCGATAACTCGCAGGGAGCTATCGGTTTCCCCTTGTTCTGCCATGACTTCCTTGAGTTTCTCTATGGCTAATGTGGTGACTTCCATTTAATTTCACGCTCCTTGTTATTGAACCAAGTAGCGAATCACGCTGTAGGATTGGCTAAACAAGGCTATCACAAGGGTAGATATGAGTCAACGATTGTAACACCCGATTAACGTAGATTCGGCTGGTGTTCGATCTGAGATTCAGAGATTCGACGACCTGCCCCATTTGATCGCTGCCACTGACTGGCGATTCAAGTTTCGGTCAGTGTCACTGTTGTGTTGACAGCCTGGAATCCCCCTCTCTAATCTCGATATCAACAAGTTAACCGGGTTGGCAGCCAGGCCAACGGGCCATATTTTTCGAAAGGGACAGACCCCGACGTGGATCTGTCCCTTTCTTCGTTGTCCTGGCGGCGCATCCCAAATCAGCGGGAGGTGAAACATTGACGGGGACAGGCTTGGGGCTGTGGGAACGAGAGAGGCTGCTGGAGGCGCTGGACGCTTACCAGAGAGGCCTGAGCGACGCCCCACTCTTACACAAATGGACGGAAAGCCAGGCGGGCATCAGCGAGAACGAAGACGGCCTGGCGATGCCCTTCGTAATCTCCACCGACGAGGTTGATCGCCACGGCGACGTAATAATGGCGTAAGGATGGCGCCTGGACGCCTATCGGAACAACCCGGTGTTTTTGTGGGCTCACGACTACGCCCGCCCGGTGATCGGCCGCGCTGTCGAGGTGTGGCAAGAGCCTCACAGACTTCTGGCCAAGATGAATTTTGCCCCCACCGAGTTCGCCCAGGAAGTCGCCATGCTGTACCGCACCGGATATCAAAAGGGTGTGTCGGTGGGATTCAAGCCCCTTCGTTATGAAGAACGGCGGGATGAGAAGACCGGAGCATTTCTGGGGATACGTTTCCTAGAGCAGGAACTGCTGGAGACCAGCGCGGTTCCCGTTCCGGCAAATCGAAACGCCTTACGACGTGCTCTGGACCAAGCTCCTGTGGTGGGTGAGTACTTGCGCCTGGTCGACGCCATTGGAAATGCAGCCGAGGCCCCATCAAGCAACATAAATCGGGCCGCTGTTTGTGTGCATGAGGGGATCTGGCCGGAGTTGGCCGCCCGAGTGGACGACATTAGCAAATTGATCGGAGAGTTAGCACAGATGCTGGAGGAAGCGGACCAGTTTGGCGAACCGGGGGAAGCCATGGGGCAACTGGACCAGGTGCTATCGCTGATTCGGCAAGCCCGCGCCTAGAAAACCAACGTGACGAAATACCGGGTTCGGTCCTGGGACCCGGCGCCAAGGCAAAAAACCAGCATTCTTGGAGGTTAATATGACCATCGCGACTCAAGACCTAGACCTGATCAAACGGGAAGTGGCTTCGATACGGGAGTATTACCAGTCCCGAATGGACGCTGAAATTCCGCCTATAAAAGAGGAAGTGGAACGGGTTGGCGCCCAACTTGCCCGGGTACAAGATATGTGGCGTGAAGGGGAAAAGCGCGCCATCCTATCCAAGTTCGCCGGCGGTGACCGGGCACGGGTGCCCTACGGCAAGTATACCGGGCTAGACCCCTTGGACATGGCCTGCGTCCGTAGCCTGCTCAAAGCCCAGCTAAGAGAACCCTCCGGCCTGAACTCTCGCATGTTGGAGGACTGGCAAAGCAACATAAAAGCGGCCATGGACTCCACCTCGGCGGGGAGCGGTGACGAACTGGTAGATACCCAGGAAGCACGGGCACTGTGGGACGACGTCAATCTGGAAACCGCCGTGGCCCCGTTGTTAAACACCATTGAAATGCCCAGTAACCCGTTCCAGATTCCCCTCCAGTTGGGCGCGGTTAACTGGTTTCCCGGCACGGAGAATGTGGCCACCAAGAGCACGACCTTGGCCACCGCCCGCCAAACTCTGACCGCTTACGAGCTGGTAGCCGAGGTCCCCTGGTCCTACGACCTGGACGAAGATGCCGTCATCGCCATGATGGAGGAGCTGCGGCGAGGCCTGCTGCGGAACGCCCGGGAAGTCATTGACGACGTTCTTCTCAACGCCGATACCACCACGACCAACAACATCAACGCCGACGGAACCACCATCACGACCACCGACGCCGGCAAAGGCCATTGGTTGGTGGGCTTCGACGGTCTGCTACATCTGCCTTTGGTCGACAACACCAGCCAGGTCAACGACCACAACGCCGCGGTCTCCGACGACATGTTCAACGAGGTCCGGGCCAAGCTAGGAAAGTATGGGGTCCGTCCTTCGGAGTTGGTGTATGTCTGCGACATTAACACCTTTATCCGGTCCCTCAGCGTGGACAATTTCCGAACCTTGGACAAATTCGGCCCGCAAGCCACTGTGCTGACCGGTCAACTGGGATCTGTGGAAGGTATTCCCGTCATCGTGTCGGAACAGATGGGCTTGGCTGACACCGACGGAAAAGTCACCGATGGAGGTAACGGCACCGACACCGGAAGGCTGCTTATCGTCAACCGCAGCCAATGGCGCGTCGGCTTCAAGAGGGAACTGGCTATCGAAACGGTTCGCGATGCCCAAAAGCGGCAGAACATCATGGTTGTCAGCTTCCGGATCGCCTTGCAAGAACGCAGCGGGACCAGATCCACCGCAACCCATACGGCTCTGCAGTACAACATCACCGGCGTCTAAATATCAGACTCTAGCTCAATCTAAATGAAACGCTCTGTTAAGAGCGGAACCAAGGAGGATTCATGACAACCATCAGCCGGGCAGACCCCACCGCCGAAGCGGTCAAGAACATGCTTCCACCGGATCAGCCGGGAATCGCTTATGTAATGAAGCGGTACATCGTTGAAGACCTGGCGTCGGGTAGTGCCAACGCTTTCGCCGTCCAGAACCCTGAGGGCGTTGATTGCGTCGTCACCAACGTGATCGTTGATATCACCACCGCCGGGGGCACCGCCAGCTCGGTTTTGGACGTGGACGTGGTGGCCGACGCCACGTCCACTGGGGACACGATCATCGACGGATTGGACCTGAACGCCGCCGGTGTCGCCGACCGTCATGACAATGCCGGATCCAACGGCGGCGAACCCAAGAAGTGGGACAAGAATGGAGGAAGCAATGACTACGTTACCGGGAAGATTTTGGCGCAGAATGCCGCCAGCTTGGCCGGTAAGGTAATCATCGAGTACGTCCCCCTAAGTTAGGCCTGTATAGGCTCGATGTAGTTTGCGAGATTTCGTTCTTATTTTCGACACAGGAGGCCTGATAGATTCGCTATGAGCTATACCGAAGGAGCACATAACTCACCGGCCGACACCAAGGACCGGCTGGTCCGCATCGGCTCCAAATACCAGGCCTCCGCGCCTACTGTCGCCGATGGAGACAATGCTTACCTACTACTAGACTCAGCGGGCCGCCTCTTGATATCCGGCGCGGCGGCCCATGATGCCACGGCCGCGGGCAACCCCCTTCGCGTCGGGGGCGTGTATCGCACTGCCATACCGGCGGTGGCCGCGGGAGACATCGTAGACCTATTGCTGGATGCTGCCGGCCGCCTAAGGTTGGCCTTCAGTACCGACACGTTCAAGATTATCGACGCCGTGGCGATCACCGCCGGCACGCCCGCCACCGTCTGGACTCCGGCAAGCGGAAAGAAGGTGCGCCTGCTGGGCTGGGCTTTTTCATCCACCGCATCCGCGGCGCTGGAGTTTCAAGACAGCGGAGCCGCGGGCACGGTGATAGCCCAATCACCTTTGCTGGCTGCCGCCGGTCTCCACAACGCGCCCCCGCTGGGCGAAGGGATCCTGCTGGCCGCGGCCGACAATACCCTGGAATTGGACGTAACGGGCAACAGCACCGTATCCGGTATGGTGTTCGGCGTCGAAGAATAAGGGCGATTGAATCACCCGTGAGAAAAACTGGAGGTTAAGCATGACATCTGAGGAGAAAAAATATCTATGACACGCCAGGAACAAACGGCTGCCATCACCCCCAGCATAGCCAAACCCCAGATCGATCCCCCGGTAATAAAAGGCAGTAACCGGTCCACCAAGCAAGGCCGGGCCCGAGAAGGCAATTTATTGATAGCGACGGCGCTCCTCACCGGCTCGCCGGCGCCGGAAGAAACTCTTATCGACGTGGATGCCTATGGAGACGGTATGGCGTTTCGATTCACCTGGAGGTAGCAATGGCAATCTCAGGCACCATCAAAGTAACATCGGCGGGCACCCGGGTCCAGGCGGCCCATAAAGGAAACGTTCGGGCCGTGGTTTTCAAAGCCCGGGCCGGCAACACCGGAGACGTGTACCTAGGCGGCAACGATGTTTCGTCCACCGACGGTATGACATTGAGTCCTGGTGAGTCCATTCAGGTAAGCC